GAGGTCATACCACCCCCCTCTTCCAAAACTGTAATTCATTCCACCAACCGATTCAAGAAATTGAACTTTTATAGTTGAATTACTCATATCCTTATTTCTATTTGTGTATTTTCAGGTACTTTAGCACCCTTGCTTAAATTATCTTTTGCCCAAAGTGGCTGTAAATTTGTGTAATGGAAACATATTTTTTGTTGTTCCATATCAGTTAAATCAAATGATACACATGGTATTTTATGATCAATATGCCACTCTCCGTAATTCTCAAATGTCATCCCACTTGTAAATTTAGATTCTAAATATTTCAGGAAATCCTTAATATCTAATCCAACTAAATCCATCGTTCTCCCTGCTTTATTTTTAACCGTATGTCTTAGCCTATCTCGTAAATTGCAAAGTATTCTAAATTCAATACTCACTTTCCTCCGCTTCCTCATATAGTCAGCAGCATGATTTCGGGAATATTCTTTTTTTCTTATTCTTACATCAGGTCTTTTATTGTATTCTTTGTAATATTCTAAAAGACTATCTCTGTTTTTTTCATAATTTGCTTTTACTGCTAACTTTCTTTTAGCAAGATGTTTTTGTCTGTCTCTTTTATCACTCATCTTTTTGCATTCTTTACAATAAGACTGATGTTTGTCTGCTCTGATTTTGTCTTTTCCAAAACTATCTATAGATAATAAAAAACTACATTGTGGGCACATTTTGAATATAGTAAGGGAATAATCCGTATTTCTACGGATATCCCCAATCCTATACTTATATAGTTCACTGCGATATTCCCTATCACCCTGTAACATACTGATAGTTAAGTGGTTGCATTGCGTATATGAACAAATGGATATGAAGTTGCTGCTGCTGCTACCTTACTATCATATCTCCCCAGTAATGCAAACCCAACCTGATTCGTGTCTGCAAATCGTTCATTCAAACGAATTACTTTCATCGGGAGAACTTCTCTCACATAGAACTGTTTGAAATCACCAAATACAACAGGCTTCTTAGTTGGAAATACATCATCCATTGCCTGGTTTACGATGTAAGGTTTCCCTTCAATAGTATCAGGTTCTCCTACTCGTATTGATGGCTGCCATAGCGGACTCTCATTATATGTTGCGCTTTGAACAAGTGCCTTTATAATTTTCACAGTGGCATCATTCAGCATCCATCGGCAAAATGGACTGTTTCTGTAAGACGGATCAAGCTCGTGATAAAGATTCAAAAGATCCGCTCTTGTTAATCCTCTTTTTACTGCTGCTTCGCCCTGATGTGATCCTGTCATAACTCCTGATAAAGTTGAACTCCCTGATCCGGTTGTAAGCAAAGTATTAATACCTCTCCAGTAACGAATAGCTAACGTATCAGATAACCATCCTATGAAATCAAATCCTGAATCCTGGATTAAAGCATTGCTGATTTTTAACAGCCCTGAAGTATACTGATATGCTGACAGTGTAATATTTGTCAAAGTGATGTCCTCCGCACTCGTATTCATATCAACTACTTCACCAATCACATAACCCTCCTGTGCTGTATCATTTGCAGCAGGCAAATTCCATGTTCCACCGTCTTTTGTAGAGAACCAGTTTAATAATTTCTTATCCAGCATCCCACCAAAATAAACCTTAGCATCCAGTATTCTTCCCTCCGTTGTTTCCGGGATAGTATATCCACCGTCCGCATCAGTCACACCCTGAACTGAAGTCCTTTGCATTACCTCTGCATTTCTTCCGGTAACTTTCCCGAACCTCATATGTTCTTCAAATGCCCTTGCATACGCATCACTTTTCAGCATATCCTCCTTATTCTCTGGAAGTTTCGTGGTCTTTTTATCAACCGGATCAGCAGATTGTGACTCAAGCAAATCAGATGCCTCGGCAATTCTGATCTGCTCATTTAACGCCTCGTAATCATCATCTGCAGTGTTCCATTCAGCACTCTTCTCCTTTGCAATAGTCATATCTGAAGCGTTTTTCACCGCCTCTGAAAGCTCTTTTAATGTCTCAATGAGCTTCCCTTTCTTTTCATACAATTGTTTAATTGTCATAATGTTTACTTTTTAATTTAAATTCAAATTTTAACTTCTCTAATTCGAGATCATCCGATAAGTTTTCCTTATCCGGCGCAATCCCTTTAAATATATTAACGATCCCTTTTACTGTTAGCTTTTCAACATCATTCCATTCCAATTTATCACCGATAACATTATTCAAAAGCTCTCTAAATAGCTCTTCTTTCGCTTCCGGTATAGCTCGTTTAACAGCTTCAGGATTTGATCCTATTGGTACAACAGAGAACTCAAGTAATTCCTGTCCTCCGTAATAATATGTCTCGTTTGGTTCGCCCTCTGCTTCTTCCTTTTTCCCGTATTTTCCTTTTCCTTTTTCATAAAATCCAACTGATGTGGCTCGTAATGTCCCAAAGTCAACTTTTTTTAATATCTTTTCAGCAAACTCATTCACCTCTTCGGGTTCAAATTCAACTTCTCCAATCAAGTTTTCACCTTCTAAGTAAACATTACCCTTGCCTATAATCATATCGGGATCAGCTTTAGTAAACAACCCACCATAAAGATCATGTGCAAATGCTACAACAGGATTTTTTTTATAGTTCTTTAAATCCCACTTCTTTGTATTCAGAATAGTATTATGCCGATCCCTTGCATTTGTACTGATTATGAATTTACGTGTCCGGCTATCTGATTGTGCTTTGCGTTCCTCTTCATTCAGGGGTTCGACAAATTCGCCAAATCTATGCTGTATTTTCATCTTGTTTTTCTTTTAAAATTCCTTTTACTATTTCTTCATTTACTTCACCAATCTTACTTAGATCAGTTCTTGCAAGCTGTACTAAATGCTTGTCACCGTCCGGTCCAATACCATTCATGTTTTCAAGTCTTCTAACCTCATTTACATTAAACACTCCCATATCCAGCATCTTCATATAGAACTCCGCCCGGCTTTGACTGTCGGCTCGCAGGAGTGACATTATATTGAACTTGTAATAAAAATTCCTTTGTTGGTCAGTGGTTAAAAGTTTCAAGTTCAGCTCAGCCTCCCATCGTTTTAACCAGCTTCGTAAAGAGTAAACTAAAAACTCAATTCCCTGTAATTCGGTATTGTTATAAGTCGCTTTGTCGTTATCCATTAAAAGGTGAGGAGGTAATCCATACCAACGTGCAATCTCTAAAACTGAAAATTTACGACTTTGTAAAAATTGAGCATTCTCAGGTGGTATGGTTAATGCCTGATATTTTAATCCTTCTTCAAGTATCATTACATCACTTGAATTTTGTAATCCCTGGTTTTCTTTTTTAAACGATTCTTTCAGGTTCTTTTTCCCGGTAGGTTTCAATGTCCCTGGGTGCATTAATATTCCTGAGCTTTGCGCTCCATTAGCGAAAAACTTATTACCAAACTCCTGTAACGCTAATCCGCTTCCCATGCTTTCACGCGCAACATCAATAGGACTTTTCCCTTGTATGCCGTCAAAGCTTAATCCTTTTATGTGTAACATCTGCCATGCCGGGATATTGTTTTTAAAATTAGCTACATCATAAAATAACTTTCTACCGTCCGAGGTTTTAGGAACAACATCACTTGATTTTAGTAATTGTAATTCTTTTGGTGTGCCGTTCCTATGCCAAATATAAGCATATCCGTTGCCGTTAATTAATGGGTTTGTTTGTAATGTTTCCTTAAATGTAAATGCAGTCATCACCTCGTTTGGCTTGATTGAAATCAAATCCAATCCGGGATGTTCTTTTATTTGTTCCGATGTGTTATCGTTTCGTTTGAATAGCTGAATCGGCAGGGAGGCAATCAGTGAGGAGTAAATTGAAACTGCCCGCCAAACAGCAGACAGTGTAATTGCATTATCTTCATTAATCCCGATTCCTGTACTTGATAATTTTTCTGCACCGATAAGAATATTCTGCGCATTGACATCTGGCGCTCTTTTTTCGGGATACCAGAAGTCTAAGAGATAGCGAAAAAACCCCATAACTTTTGCAAAATTATGAGGCAAATATAATACTATGGTTTAATATATGCAAACATTATGTTAAATAGATTTTAGGAAGTTATTAACAAATTCCGTAACTGCTTAAATATTAAAATGTAATATCCTTAGACATCTTCATACTTCCCGAATATCCACGCTTTTTTAATTCATCTATTAATTCACTGTCAGAATACTCGCTCAATTTCCCCTTAACATAAACGGTATTATAATTACTATGCTCCCATGTATGTACGGCAGCCTTCCAGCTTTTCATTTTATTTTTCCCAACCTTCCAATCCTTTGACTCATAATAAGCATACCATTTCCGAGGGTTTACATCATTTTTTCTTGATGTACAATAAGACTCAACCTCCTTTATGGACGGAGGGGTGAAATCGTTTTGTATTTCACTATCCTGTTTTTCTTCAACAGATGGGTGGTCCCAAATCGGATTAGCTATTGAGTTCTCAGGTTTAATATGGGGTTTGTTATTCCTGTCAATCTGCTTAGGGTAATAATCATATATGATATTAATCACACGCCTCGCATGTATCGGATCGATTCTTTCTTGTTTGCAAACCCACTTATTATGACTTATTATTTCGAAATAATTTATTAATTTTGCGGCATGAGGGATAGCCCTATTAGTATGATGTTTCATAGTAATTGCTTCCGCATTCATGGGAATGTCATTATCTGCATTATATTTCATTTCCTTTAATACAGCCAAGCACTTGTCAAGTGTTCTCTGCTTAATAATTCTCTTTTTTGTTTTCATGATTTCTGTTTTTTAGTTAGTTTTCTGCCTGTTAATTTGAAATATGCTTCTTGTAACTCGTGGAGGTATTTAAGTTTGCCAATCCTTGTCTCTGTGCTTGTGTCGTATTCATTTATAAAATCATTTATAACATCATCTTTGGATTTACAGAACCATTCTTTATTAGTATATCTATATATAATATATTTCATCTTGTCGTATTTCGGTAAATAAATTACGCCTGTCTTTTTGGGAATCCAACAGTCATATTTTATCAGTACACGTTTTGTTAATCTAATCTTTTTCATGATTATTATTTATTAAATGTCTAAACTCCGGCACTATTTCACCCTTCACAACGGTATTAGCATACCATTTTTTATCGTAAATATAAATATTCCGATTGTCTTTTCTGATTCGCTCAGTTCCTTTTATTTCGTTATCCCAAACCGATTCGTCTCTTTTTATGCAGTCAAGAAAAAAGGATTTTCTAATAATGTTTGGTGAGTAGCTAATTAAATATTGGCTGTCATCGCAGAATTTCATTATCCTTTCCCCCTGCACAAATACATAAGCAGGTTCGACTTTATTTGCTCCGCTAATCGGACGTACTCGCATACTGTCGGCATTAAGTAATTCGTACGCATTATAAACCTCTGAGAATTCAGGGAACTTATTAATGAAAAACTCATCACCCATGAAAAAGAAAATATCCTGCTCTGGGATTTGTTTCAAAACTTCTCTCATTCGCATAGTCCACAAATTGACATCTGATATGTCGGTTTTGATTTGCGTAATCCCCGGAAAGTTAATATCCTTTTTCTCGTTATTAAAATAGATATTCGCTAGTGAAAAATCCCAGTTCTCTTTGAAATACTTGTACCATGAATCCCAAAGGAACTCATATCCATCATGCCCAAATATCAGGATCGCCAGGTTGCTAAATTTCTTCGCCATGTCTTGTTTAGGTTTCTGTCAAAGGTTGCGTTATTCGGTTCTCCACCGTCTTTAAAATCCTTTAACCTGTTTAGTATATGTGAAATTCTATGCTTCGATGTTGGTTTGACTTCATGTCGGGGTGTCGGTTCCATTACCTCAATAACATCTTTAAATATAGACATTAATTCATCGATATAAATTAACCCGATTGTCGTATCTTTAAAAATCTTTGGCTCCCACCCGTCATCCTAGGGTGCTTCCTGTCAGCATCAATTAATGACACATCTTCTGAAAGCATAACACCCGTTAATGCACATTCTCCATTTTGTGTTTTTCTGATTCTTTTTTTAATTGCTGTTTTCATATTAAATAACCAGCACCGGAGCAGTCAATGATGACACGAAGAACACCACTTCCCTTTTGAGGAACCCCGGTACTGGATTTATTTTTTTGTTAATTTTCATGTTTTGAAATTTTGACTAAACAAATATAAACATAACTATTGGAATAAAAAAAAATATTTTTGCATTTATTTTCAACTTATTTTCAAAATGAATTATATATTTCAGTTTCTATTGTAGCGTTCTCATATTTATCCTGCGATATACTACCTAAATTTGGATTTATGTCCATGGGTATTAACCATGTTTCCTCGTGCCGGTTTACAATTAATTTCAATCCCTGTTCTTTTGCAAATTTAGCAATCCATATATCTGCCATGTTGGATCGTTTGAAGTCTTTATACTTGGGTTTGAAAAAATCGGTGTGAAATGCCATTACTCCCGTACCTCCAATATCCACCTCCATATCATTACGAACTTGCATAAATGTATGGTAAACCTCTTTTCTGTCAATATAGATCGACCAGATAGGCTTCTCGTTCATTGTACGCCCGTGATTAGTCAAAACAACCTTATTGTCATATTCTTTCAATCGTTCAACCATAACCCTTGTATAGTCTTTAGGGTATTGAATATCGTCATCACAGCTAAAAAAATATCCCTTAACATCTTCTACCCTGAAAAACTTTGCTGCATCGCCTGTTGAATTGTCCATATCGTAATAGCTTACCTTATCAGTATGGAACTCTAACTGCTTTAGAAATATTGGTGCATCTTTGTACCCGTTCAGCATGACATTAAGCTGATCGACTTGATTAATCAGGCTGTTTACTGTTGTTTGTAGTAGGTTTTCCCGTTCAGGGATTGAAGCGATCTGTGCTGTTATCATTTATAGTTTGTTTTAAAATAGTTTGCATCAGTCAACTCACCCCCGACAATCTTATTCCCTAGATTCTTGTCATGAATACACATAACATAAAGCTCTTCTTTAATCCTGACAGCAGAAAAGTGATTTGTCATTTTCGTATGTGAACAGTACATTGCCGTCTTCGCCTGTGCCGGGATTACCCCGTACCCTATCTGATTAGACAAATACCTTGTCTCTGTGTTCTCAAACAGGCTCAGGAATGGTGAATTGAACGTGTTTCGCCCTGAATCGTACCATTTATCGTTAATCATATCCCATTGCACACCCATGACATCAATGATTTCAGTCCGTAATATACCGATTTGATTCAATCCCTTAGCCTCATTCTGTACTTTTTCTACAAATGTAGGCAATAAAATGTCATCATTATCAAATCTCGTGGTTAAAAGCCACTCATTTTTGTTATGTTTACGCAACCATTCGACAGGATATTCGTAGATTATCTGCACATTCATCAAGTTTTCATACCTTTTTATGATATGCTTGGGTGTTTTCTGTGAGAATGACAGCAACCATGTAAAGTCTTTACAGGTTTGTTTCATGATTGAAGGTAAAGTATACTTTTCAAACAACTCAATCCTGTGGCGCATCCATTCATCTGGATTGTCATGGCTGTTATAAATATCCCGCTTAGTGTCGAGAAGATTCCAACGGGTCATTATTACGTGATTAAACTTTACCATAACGCTCCTGCATTAGTTTTCTAATTTTAACTTTTCTCTCGTGAAATTCGGCTGTCGGCAGACTTACTGACTTATTTGTTTCGTGTAGCCTATACATCCCGACTGTCTTATCAATATAATTCAACTTATACCCTTTAGACAAAAGTAATAAATTTATATCATAATCTTCTGCTGTATCTAAACTTTCATCAAACCCTCCAACTTCTAATATAGCATCAGTCCGGTACATAATTGTAACTTGGTTCATCTGATTTCTGAATAGCATTTCACAAAAGTTTGTATGTTTGCCTTTGTGTACGCTTTCATGGTATCCGTCATCACCATACCACATCGGATTGCTTCCAAACACTAAAGCATTTGCATGAATAAAGTCAAATCCCAAAATTCCCTTGTATAAATCAGTTAGACAGTTTGGAGTTAATAGATCATCTTCGTTAATGATCTTGATATACTCGCCCTTTGCTTTTTTTATAGCGTTGTTGAGGTTTGTTGAAAAGTTTACATTACCCTGATGAACGATAATTTCAAAGCATCCAAAGGTTTGTGCTTTGGCAGATGCGATTGCTTCTTTTAGAAATCCGCGATCTTTATTGTATGCTATTATGATTGAGATCATTTAATTTGTTTTAGTCTGCAATATATAACATCGAATTGAATATAAAAAATATATCTTTATGTTACTAAACATATCCAAAGTCCTTTAATACTGATTTATCAACTTCTTTATTCTCACAATACTTTGCCACAAATTCAAATGGCGAAATATGAATATCGGTTTTTACATCCAGAACAAAAGGATTATCGCCAACATCCAGAACGGTCTGATGAAATCCAGCCTTTGTTATTTTCTTCCAACTCATTGTATCTAATCCCTCATTGTAATCGCCCCAAAGATCATAACCTAATTCATCAATTAATGATTTGTGCATCATTCGACCAGCCCCAAAACTCAAACCCTCGCCTGCAAATTCCTTTACAATGATAACCTTATCCTGTCGGACACTATACATATACAGATTATTCATGCCGAAAAACTTAATCTTTTCGCTCATTAGCGACTTGTAAACATCAAACATTTCAGGTAGAATAAAGTCATCGCTCCCAAGTTCCATTACATAGTCATAATCTTTATAGTACTCAATCGATTGTTTTAATGATGCTGCCTTTTTATAACCTACTGGCAGGTTCTTTGCAACCCCGAAAGGGATCTTGTTTGCCTTCATTGTATCACGGTGAGTAAAATACTCCGGGTCTTCGCGGGATATGGTTGTATGTATTTTCAACTCAACCCCCGGAGTTTTTAGTTTCTTTAGTGCCTTAATACATTTAGCTGTTAGCTTTGCCCGTTTCCAAACTGGAATAAATACTATTACTTTCATATATCTCCTGTTGTTATTATACCTCGTGTTTCATATACTGACTCCTGCTCTTCGGGATCGACTGATTCACCGATTGCCATAATCAATGCCACAATCCCATCAATCTTATCAATACTTTTATTCTTTACTACTTTAATATTTTCGTTTGCATCTGTATAGGTTGCCACGTTTGAACACATCCACCTCAATACAGGATTGCCAAAATGATTAATCTTACCACTCATTATATACCTTTCGAGCATCTTTGTCGGGTAACTCATTGTCATAATCCCCTGACCAAATGGAACGAATGTAACGCCCTCGAATGTAGCGACAATCTGAGCTGCGAACTTTGCATCATAACCAATACTCTGAACATCGTACTTCAAAACAATATCTTTAATATCGGATTTTATCATATCATAATCAGCAACATTACCCTCAGTCATTGTGACAAATCCCTTATCCACCCACACCCGGAAGTCATTTGAATACCTCTCGACCCTTTTATCCACCTGATCAGATGGGATCCAAAAAAACATTTTAACATAACCGCCTTCAAAAAACAAAGCCAGGGAATTAAAATCCATTGTCGATGCCAAATCTAAACCGCCCCAACATTTCAAACCCGACAGATCAATCTCATCTCCTGCGCATTTCATCCAGTCATTATCGGAAATCCAACTATCATACGCGCTCACCCATTGGTTTAAATGTAACTGCCTAAATGCACTCTCAAAACTTGGAGTATTCTTTACCTTAACCGCCATTTTTTTAATAAATTTTCGGAGTGGTTCGGAATAATCATACAATGGATTTGCAGCCCTCCACGTTTCTTCTAAATAAATATCTGCCTTTTGACTGACTGTATAAATCACCCCCCAGTGAGTGTCATCTTCCAACGCTCCGGATAATACTTTTTTAGTCAACTTATGCTGCTCATAACAGATCGATTGTTTATTATTCCCGGCTGTTGTGATAATTATAAATAGTGGGTTCGCCCTTTGCGCCCCTGCTGAATACAAACTATCATAAAGCTCACGAGTTTTAGCGACATGAAGTTCATCATAAATCACTGCCGAAGCATTAAACCCGTGCTTTGTTTCCGGTGCAGATGTTAGTTTTTTAATAAACGAATCTTTATAGGTTATTGTTGTTTGGAACATTTCAGAAATAGATTTTAGTTCTGGATTATTCCGTAACATCATTTTAGCAATATTGAAAAGCAATGATGCCTGTTCAACATCACCGGCGCAGTTATATATCTCTGCTCCCTTTTCGCCATCGTTAAATAGTAAGGCTAATTCAATAGCCGCGCATACTGTTGTTTTTGCGTTCTTCTTTGGTATCTCAATATAGACTGAATAGATCAATCTATTTCCACCCTTTTTATCCTTCAGACCAAACACAGGGCGGATTATCTCATCCTTAATCCAATCTTCCAACAGTAAAGAATTACCAGCCAAAGCCCCTTTTACATGGGTGCAATACTGCTCAATGAAATCAATCTTCTCCTGAGCTGCAGACTCATCGTAATAATACTTCTTGCGTAAATGTTCAAACCTTTCCTTTGGTGTCATTTAATTAACCCCCCTTTGCTTTTCTTTTCCGGCATGACAATCTTTTGACTCGCGGTCAAATTCAATCCATACCGGCTTTCGAAATCAGTCAATAGCTTTGTTGCCTTTTCCAATACAGTCAGGCTTGCTGTGATTGCTGTATATCCGTTTTGTGTTGTTTGGATTCCTCCGTCAACACCAACAGATTCAGATGCCTTAATACTTGTTTGATACCACAACGCCCCACGTCCAATATCAAACAGGAACGCTGCTGACAAAGCATCTTTTTCAATCAACAACCCGCAGACAGTTTTGAAATACCACCCCCCCACCTCGTTAAGATGTTCCGGTGGTTCGGGAATTGCAGACAGACTATCCCACTTAACCGGCTCGAACGCCCTGCACTTTTTTAGCGTTCCCTGCTGTTCTTTCAGCTTATTTGACTTGCGTGGCTTGCCTCCTGTTGCCATTGTGTTATATATTAGTTAGTTACAGCGACCCCCCTTGAGGGTATTGTATGTAAAAAATGAAGAC